GAGCTTGCATAGACAATCATATTCATGTTTGTGCCATCGCCTGGAGTATCGATTTCGTAATCAGTTACATAAGGAGCATCCCATGTGAACTGATCCCAGGTAAATCTATCCCACCAACTACCAGCACCAACCAAATCTTGACTTGTTCTTACGCCTGATTCTGCATCATTATTTGCATAGCTTAAATCGTAACCAATTTCCAATGTTGCAGTTCCGGTGCATGCTGCTTGCACGATTATACGCTTATAGTGCTTGCGATTACGTGGCGTTTTACTGGAATTGAATGACGTAATGAAATAAGCGGTGATGTTATTTCCATCAAATGATGTCCCACGCTCCAATTCATATACGAATCCATTAGAGCAAGCTGCAAACGTTCGCTCAATACCAGTGATGTCAACAGTCGATGAAACCATGAACATATACTGATCTGATCCATAATCGAATTGCACAATTGCTCCAACTCGATCTGTAACAGATCCATCTTCCGATACGACACCTGGCGTCATATACATAATCAAGCCAGTTCCATCACTAAAGAAAAGGCGATATTGATTTGTGGCCCGAACAATGCAGCTTGCAGTTAGCAAACCTCGCTTTGCATCGATAATTGGTTGAACTTTCCTACTAATGGTAGAGGAAATGAAATTACCGTAATTACGAGTGGAATTGATCTGAACAACACCTTTTGTATCCAAATAATACGCATAGCCGATATTCTGAGCAGCATATGGATAAGTACCAGCATCAGGAGATTGCAGCACTAATTTAAAATCTGCCGAGCTATTTCCATACAAAACATAAGTATTTCTTTGAGTGAAAGCCGCTAATGCACCAGTATTAGCATCGCCCAACTGCGGTAACAATCCTGTGATCGTATCTCCAAGACTCAATTCAGCCGCACCAGTTAGTGCCGTCCAACTATAAGGTTGTCCAATACCGGAATTCTGAATTGATGAGCGAACGGCTACCATCAGCATGTTCTTCCATGCTGCTATGTATTTAGGAGCATCGGGATTAATGCCGGTAGTAATAGGAACCAATCTAGTTCCGTCAAACTCAAACATTCGATTTACGCCGTCACAACCATACATACGATAGTTAGTCGTAGTGCCAGAGAAGTTGTAATTGGTGAATTCAAATCGCCCACCTGGAAGCAAGCTGATCTGAGTATCAGGTGCAGCCGCTTGCAGTCGAGCTTGCGTACTTACCGTCAATGCTTCACCAGCCTGAAATGCTCCAATGATGCCGTCGAATACGATGGTTCCGACAGGAGCGGAGCCAAATGTCCCGGTGCGCAGTAGAACCCGTCGAGCAGTCCCAGCAGCACCAGAAACACTACCAAAGACAATATCGCCTTCAGAAATGCCAACGCTAATCAATGTCGCAGTATGCACACCACTTTGAGTACCAGAGGTAGTAATTGCTGCGCCACCAGACGTAGCAGAAACAGTGAAGGTATTCGCCGCTGGAGCCAGCACAAAATACGGTGTATTAGCCGTCAATCCAGTCGGTAGTGCGCCTGTAGTGGTAAAGATTACCTGCTGGCCTGCTTGCAATGCATGCGCATTCCATGTAACAACGCCTGGAGCAGCAATTGTGATTGTTACAGTAGAAGAACGGGCAACGAACTGCAATTCACGACCGAAGTTAATCAGTGTCCAACCAACTGTTGAAGAAGCATACATTGCACATGCTGTAGCGCCAACATTGTCACGGAATGCATAAACAGTGCCGTTGTAATACCAAACGCCACGAACCGGGCCAGAGCCAGGAACTGCCTGGATATCAGCACGATAATTGTTAGCTGCAAGCGATTTGTATTGCGCATGCAAAGCGCTGGTAGATGCGCCATTTAGCTGCACTAACGAGACTGTGCCTTTTGGAACGGCAGACACATTGATTGTTTCAGTTACAAATGTGCCAGTAAGCTTTGTTACTATGAGTTCTGTCGTTCCATTTACTTGTAGAACAACTGCAGTTGCGCCACTAGTCGCGCCGGTAACAATATTTCCAACTGCAACAGCAGCAGTAAGATTGACTTTCATCGTCCAATAGCTTCCAGCACTAGGAGACGTGCGACCGTCAAACCGCTCATAGCCATACATACGGCGATAGCCACCATTGATATCAGGCTCAAAATTCACGCCGCCAATAAGCATCCCAGGCGGAAGGCCAAGGGCTGGCGTGACAAGATCCAAGCCACCTTGGAGCGGGAATACTTCCGTCTGGATTTTTGGTACTGCTGGAGCGGTCGCCATTATGTCAATGCCCCTGGAATGAGAATTTCAGGCAGGCGATCTTTGCGCATGCGGCGCATCATCTTGTTAAATTCAATCTCTCCGCGCTGATAAGCATCACCTGCGCCCTCATAGGAGCCATAGAACATCAATGCTTTCCAGACAATCGCCATACGGAACTGAACAGGCAATGCGGGTTCGTCTGCATCGTTGACCATCTCAGTAGGGACAGAAAAATAATCACCGATGATCGTATATCCGCTTGCAGGGAATGGGCCAAGTCCAATCGATTTATCTGGAGTGATCGTTACTTCGTAAGGGCGCGTACGTGTCTGGCGATAACCACTATATTCATAGGTATTACGCCACATTTCATATTCAATATACGAAAGGAAGATTTCATTATTGAAACCAGCAAAGATAGTGCTATTGCTGGAAGTAATCGTATGCGTACCGGATTGAGTACCAATCGTAACAACTGGAGAACCACCTTTCGAAAGCGAAATAACGAATGTGTCAGCGGTCAGAGCGCTTAAGACATAATAAGTGATGCCAGACACAATACCGTTCGGCAGCACGCCATCTGTAAAGAACCGTACTTTGTCATTTGTGGACAGGCCATGCGACTGAAGGGTAATCACTGCAGGGTTAGCAATGCTAATCGTCACTGTAGGATTCTGATAGCATCGGAATGTATCTCTTGCCCACATACCGAAATCAGTTAGTCCGATCAATGATGGAGAATAAGTCGGTACGCCGTTCTGAGTTGTAAACGTTACCGTTTTGCGCATCCACTGCCAATCCTGTTCGTCAGCTTGAATGTCGTTCCAAGCAGTATTGATCCACAACACAAGGCGCTCATATTCGCCGTTTTGATTCAATACAGTAGAAGGGCCAGAACCAGATGCGCCAGCTTCAAGGCGAAGACGATCAACCAAGTCGAGGAAGGTCATTCCTCCTGGCTGGGCTGTCAGCGTTGAGGCGGTACTTACGACAAGAGACATAATCGGCCCTATGCAGGTTCAAAGATTTGATAAGCAACCGTAGAGGTATCGGTGCCGCTACTACTTGTGATGGTGAACGAAACACCGGCAGACCTGGCTGAAACTCTCAGGAATCCAGGCGTCCCACCATCAGCATTGCTAGTCAGGAAAATACGACTAGTCGCAGTCACGCTGGTATTTGCCACAACTGCAGATCCAGCAGTCAGCGCTTGTACACCTTGTTTGGCATTAGCGCCTTCCTTTACGCTCAACCCTTGAGAAGTTCCAGAAACAACTAATGCTGACGCGGAAATTGGAGCAGTAATCACCATTCCATCATAAGGATCGAATAGTGTTACATTGGTAAATGTCTGCGTTGTAATACCTACGCCGCTAATAGTGATGCTATAAACTCCATCAGCAGCATAAAACGAAAAATAACCAAATGCATCGGTGAAAAACGGCTGAGGCTGTACAGTAATTCCATTATCTGAATATACCGTAGCAGGGGAACTGCCAATCGTGACACTTACTGATGCGCCAACGATAGGCGCACCAGTAGTATCAATCACGTTATTGAAATATTTCTGCATCTAAATCTCCTGCGATAACAGGAATTTCAATATCAATGCTGCAGTTTAATGCGTTGCAGCCATTCGTAGCCTTTGGCCGTATCATTGATGATTGTCAGCGGATAAGCAGACGACGTACGACGGATGATACGTACAGGAACGCCTGGCTCTGGGCGGTCATCGTGATAGGTAGAGATTTCATCAGGCTTAGCACGCGCCAGAACTTCGACATATTTGCGTTTCAGCGTCAGTTCCATGCCAACCGGCAGATAGCCAGCCTTGATCCATTTGCCATCAATACGAACTTCAGCAGCAGTGCCATTTACCCACACAGGAACGTGAGTCATTGGCGAATCAGATCGAGATTGCACTTCAATCTGACATACAACAGGCTCTTCCATGAATGCCAGTTGAGCCTCATATTCTTTATCGATCAAATCGTATTCACCAGCCAGGGCAATGCCTTCGCCACGCTCGATAGGATCATCATACGAAACTACCAGATCGTCCTTTTGAGACAGTTGCATATCATCGGTATGCACTTCACGACGACGACCACGACCAGATGGTTGAATTTCAGACATTTTCTATTCCTTTAATTAAATCGATAAAGAAAGCCTCCGAAGAGGCTTGGGCCTTATTACAGGACTTGTGGACGATCCGGCAGCGTCATCACATCAACGAAAGTGTACGTAACACCGGTCACACCAGAGAGATTGTTAGTGCCAAACGTCCATGGGGCTACAGCTGGGGTAGTAGCAGTGGCAGGAGCCAGGCGTACCAGCAGATAACCGAATGGGCACATGGTATCTACAACATCAGGCAGCAGAGGTGCGGCAAAGAATGCGCCGGTGGGGTCCAAGTTCTCAATAGAACCTTGAGATACCTTCACATTACCGGAAGCATCGTAACCGAATACGTACACCGAACCAGTGCCGATAGCTTGAGCCTTGAAGGCCAGACCACTATTGGCATCAGTAGTCGGAGTAGCGCCGTTAGTTACGGTAGCTTTAGAAAATGCTTTGCCGCGAATTGCATACAGCAGCGGATTGGCAGTGATAGAGTAAGTCGTAGTAGTGCCCGCAGTCAGACCGGCCTTATTGGTGGTCATAGTCAGCGGGACTTGCAGCAATTGATCCATTTCAGTTTTCCTTTACGGGAGAATGGTGGCATCAAGCCCACCAGTAACGTTCACATAGACGGCATTCGGAACAACAGTTGCATCATCCAGTGCCGTAGTGCCGCCGACAAAGTTACCAGTGCCAGTTGGATTGATGATTACGAAGCCGATAATGGCATTGTTGAATATTGGCTCTGGCATTACTACCGTGTTGAGCGCAGAACCTTCCAAGCCGATTTGAGTAGTCAGATTGCCTGCTTTGTCGATACTGAAGACGAATACATTAAACTTTGTATTCGTTACAGTACCTACCAGAGCTGGCATGTTGGTATTGGCTGCTTTCGTATAGATCGCACCGTTAGCCACACCGTAAATAACGGAACCAATCTTTGCAGTCGTAGAGCCAGCACCAGTAATGGCGAGAGCACCAGATACAATATTTTGGCTCGATTGACGGTCAGCAATAGGGTCAATTACCAGACGCAGCGAGCGAGCAGTAGAACTGTTCGCAATACCATTCAAAAATTGTCGTACGAGATTTTTCATGGTTTCTCCAATAACTCCGATGACAGCCTAAACCGTCATCGGAAGTTCATTAGGTCGGACGACCAACGTTTACCACAGCCATCCAGCCTTGGTTTTCCAGCATGGTAGCTTTGTACCATTTGGAACCAGCATAGCCACGCTGACCATGCGGGTCAGACTTGTCTTTCTGGCCTGGAGGCAGATAGGTAGGATCGAGCGACTGAGAACCACGAACAGCAATTTGGCTAAATGCATCTTGGCCCATCACGATCACTGGATAAACGTCGATGTTCGAACCAGAGGTCGAATACAGACCAGTAGCACCAACAGCCGCTCCTGCGTCCTGGAATGGGATCAATTCAGGAGAAGTGATCCAGCGGAAACGCTCAGTTTTGCCGATTTCGTTTGGCTGAGCTTCACCAGTTGCATATTTCTCAACCGGAGTAAATCCTGGCAGGTCACGAATCATGCCTTCCAGATCGGTATGGCAGTAAGCGTAATAGCCTGCAGCAACAGCCGAAGTATCGAAGTTCGGCGAAGCCTTCAGGATACGGGTCATCGGCATTGCGTGGTTAGCTTGCAGACCACGAACAACAGCACGTTGCAGGTTCAGGGTCATCGAGCCGTTCACGGTAGCACGCGAAGTACCAGTACCACCATAGAATTGATTGGTAGAGGTCTTCAGCTTACCGTAGCAGATCATTTCATTGACCAGCGCAACACGCTCGCCAATCTGAATCTTCATCTGCTCAGGGATATCATCTTCGTACAGGTCGAAGGTCACATCAGTGAAACCATACAGGCACGAATACTGATAGATAACCTCAACAACGTCTTGAGGCGTGATGCTATCCGGATTAGGCGTAATGCCTTCAGCCGTCAGGTGAGCTTGAACCAGCGCATTACCACGGTCACCGGTGCCATTTTGGAAGAACTGGTTAGGCTGTGCCGCAGTAGCACCATATGGCAGCCAACGACGTGCCACATAGGTTTTGCTATTGTTCTTCGGCATTTGGATTTGACGGCCTACCAGAGACAGGCATTCAAACGGTTTAGCGTGCTTCAGGATTTCGCCTTTGAAGCGCTCAATTCGCCCAGGGGTAAGGGCGTAACTTTGCATAGTCATGTTACTTTTCCTTTATCGATTAGCCAGCGTAGCCAGCCTCAAATTCATCAACTTGATTTGAGCTTGGAGAATGACCACCAATCCCACGAGGTTCGACAGCGGCCTCCAAACGTTTCTTACGATCGTTTTCCTTCTTGGCTGCGGATTTGTACTCGCTAATAGCTTTTCCAATTTCGTCAGCATCCCAGGATTCCGATAGCTTGGCCTTCAGGTCTGGCTTAGTATCCAGCCATTTACGAAAGTCAGTATTGGAATCAGGTGCGCCTACCACCATTTGCCAATCAGGGTGTTGCTTGCTCAAACTGCGAACTTCGAATTCCTGTGTCAGTTGCTGCTTGATAGAACCATGCAGCTCTTCTGTACGAGAATTCAACCGTTCATTCAACATCTGTTCAAGCTGATGCTGATCAAATTGCTGCTTGACCTGCTGCTGAGCATTTTCGATATCAGTCGGATTTGCTGCAGTACCAGTTCCTTGCAATTTGCCAACGATCTTTTGTAGTGCTTTCAATTGCAACTTGCCAAGTTCCGGGAATTCTTCAGAGATGTCCTTAACATCATCCTCCGTAATTTCCACAGGCTTGCCACGCTGCGTTTGGGACTGCAATTTTTCGACAGCTTGTTTAAGACTGCCAGTATTACCTGCCAATTTGTCGAGAGTCTGTCGGCTGCTTTGCTCAAACTGCTCAAGGCGAGCTTTAGAAGCTTTTAACTCTTCCCATTCCTGGCGAGTAATTTGCGCATACTCAGGCGCTTGTTGAGTTTCTTCAGGTTTCGTTACTTCTTCCGCTTTTTGCTCAGGCTGTGGTACTGCCTTTGCTGTGTCTGCATCATTAAAACCAGATTCAAACTCCTGTTGCGCTTGATTATCGTCCATTTAAGCACTCCGTTTAAAGAAACGAGCATTTGGCCCGTCAAATTACCAATGGCGTTTCCGTCACTAGCTACTAATTCACCGTCTTTTACGATAAAGGCGGTTATTTAAAACATCATTCAATGATCGGAATATCCCGATCCAAGGCCTTGCACATCTTCAATGCTTTGATCTGTCCACGAATTTTATCTGATTCGCGCAAATCCAAATCTTTTTCAAGACGCAATCGAAGATTATCAATCGTCATATCAAAATGAGCATTTAGCTTCTTCCAGAGAATGCTTTCACGTTCTGCAGCATTGACAATCGGTTCGCTTTTATTGCTCATTTAGGAATTCCATCTTGTGTATCGATATTTTGTCGCATGTAATGGTGTTTAGTCAATTCAAGTGCGCGATCATTATGTCCTTCAGACTGCACTAATTGAATCTCTGCTGCAGACAAATCACGCTTAGTCTGTGAATCAATAGCTGCTTTAGCCAATTGAGTACGGACATTATCCAGGCTAAGTTTTTGCTCATTAGCATATTTAAGCAATTCCAACTCACGTTGCATTTGAAGCTCTGCCAGGCGGAATTGACCATTTTGCGCAGCAATTTCTTTCTCTTTCTCAGCGCGAGCCAATTCAGCCTGAGCACGAGATTCCTGAATTTGCGCAGATGCCTCAGCACGAATACGCTCTTGTTCAAGCTTGGCACTGGCATTGACGATGTGCGGCGATGCTCCACCTTGAGCCAATTGCTGTTGTTCTGCCTGAGCTTCAGCAGCAATACGTTGCAGTTCCTGTTGGCCTTCCATTTGCTTGAGAGCCTGAGCATTCTGACCCTTAAGCTGCTCAACGGCAATTTGTATCGGAGGCTGCGGCGGCGCAGAAGCAAGCTTTTCTTGCTCTTCTTTGCTGTATTGAACCTTATTCGGATCAAGGCGTTTAGACTTCATCCATTCAGCAAATGCTTTTTTCGGATCGATGCCAAATGCAGGATTAGCAGTCATGCTCAAAAGCTGAACCATCACTTGCTCTTGAATACCCCGCTCAACCATGGCAATAGAGCCATGTGCATTGATCTTGAAATCACCTTTTTCATCATCTGGGATATCAGGATCGAGCAACAGAATTTCGTAGAACTGCTTTACTACAGGCTCGGTAATGCAATCATCAATCGCATAGCCAAGCGCACGGAACAACGTATTAGCATTGTCATTTAGCAGTTCAGCAGCCCCAAATGTATCAGGCATGCGTTCTGTAGGCTGGCCTTGAGCCATCAAAGGAAGATTGGTAGCTTCCTCTGCAAGCTTGAATCCATAATTGATAATGTTCTGCATCGCAGCGCCAACGTTTGGAATCTCGGTGGCAAAGAACGCTTTGCGTACATCATCCGATCCAACCTCAGCCGACATGTACCAAATCTTGTTAGGCGTCAATGCCCAGCGGCCATCAGCAGGCTCGATGCAATTTCGATCCACAACAATCTGCGCACCAGAAGAAACACCCGCATTATTCAGCAATGCACGAGTAGCGGCATTTACCATGCGCTGAGGCATAGATACCTGCTCAGCCAAGCCTACGCCAGCCCAATATCCGGCACGGCGCGACCAGGACAGGGCATGATATGGATATTCACCAGACTCCAGAGGATTGACGATCACTTTCACAACGGTGTCATTCACCATCGTGCAGATGCAATAGCAATCCTTCAATTCATCAGGAAGATCCTCAACACCAGCATCTTTGACAATGCCCATTTCTTCCGCAGTCAAAGTGCCGGTAAAAGTCCAACGCTCATAACGATTCTTGTTGATGACTTTATTCGGACCACGGCCTGCGCCTTCTTCTTCCATGTTGCATTTGCCTGGGCCTTCGCTTAGAACTTGGTCAATTTGCGAGGAAAGAACGCCAGAGCGGCCCTTCATCTCACGCAGGATTTTTGCTGAAACGAAATCTCGCTCAAGTACGTAATCGCCATGCTGAATATTTTCTCCGCATGCCGGATCGGGGAAGAAATTCCATGGGTCAATCCATTTGGCAGCAGGCACAACTTTTCTGACAATTTGCAACGCAACACCTTTATCGGTCTTGCTCATTGCTTTATTCGTCTGCACATCGAAATAAGGAGCCTTCAGAATGCCTACTCCCATACGTGCTGCATCGTGAGCAACCTTGCGAATCTCAGCAGGATAATTACACTCAACCATCCAATCGTAAATGCGACGTTCGGCTTTGTCCGATGCCTCCTGCGCCTTGGACATTTTCTCTTGGAACAGATCGGCAGCAGTCAGAGGCACGTGTGTTTCCGTAGCTGCGCCTGGAGGCTGCAGACCAAATCCTGGCTGTTGAGCGCCTTGCTGACCGCCTGCTGGTCCTGCAGGCGCTTGAGCCGCTTGAGGAGCCGCCTGCCCTGGCTGTTGCGCAGGCATAGCTTGTGGTGCTGCTGGCGGCTGTGGTGCGGCTTGTTGTGCCTGATCTGGATTGAATGGAGCATCCTCTGGACGGCGCTCGCGCATCAATGGACCTAATTGCGGATGGACAATCTGTCGTAGATCATCCTTGTTCATTACCAAGTCAGGGACAGGAGTCGGATCAAACTTGAATGGCTTATCATCAATCGGCAGCGCAATTTCGCACAGTTTGGCCGCTCCAGCATCAACATATCGACTGGTCAGGCGGACAAAGGCAGTAGAGCGATGGTCTTCACGACGAGGAAGATTCTCGACCAACGGCCCTTGCATTGTTGTCGCCTTCGACCATTTGGCATTTGAATATTCGTGGCGATTCATATCATCAACGCCGAGATATGCCTCTTCACACGATAGCCAAATAGATTCAATGCCAGAGCCTTTGCGAGCGTCTACAGCCTCTTTGCGCTTATCAGCAATAGCAGCGCCTAAAGCAGCCAATCGCTGCTCTAGATCCGCGCTATTCTGTTTGATCGATTTCTTTTTCAAAACAATACTTCCTGTGTAGATCGCATTGTGAATGTCGGAGTACCGGTATTATTTTCAGAAACAATCTGTACCCATGAGCCACCTTGAATCATGGCGCTCAATGTACCTGTGACATTCTGAGTCAATGCCAGACCAATGGTCAGCGTGCCTGTCTGTCCATTAACAAATCGGGCCTGCTCCTGAGTTCCAGTAGTGCATGTATTATTTGTATATGTGCGCAGATAAACCGTACCTTGTTGACCAGCAGTCAGGCTAAGACTTGTTGCGATATCGACGCTATAGTTTACAAATGCGTCACGTGTTGAGCTTACTTGGAAGCATGTATTGAGTGATCGTGCAGGATTGCCAAAGGATCTCGTAGGCTTATTTGTCAGATCGTTATAGCTACCAGAAGTAGCCACAGCAGCCAAAGCTGGCTTATTAAGGATCTGCGACACCCCGGCAGATGAATTCCAGTCTGAATTGACTTGAGCGGCTGGAATGGACGGCTTATTTAGAATCTGAGCAATGCCACTAGATGCATTCCAGTCCGCATTTACCTGGCTTGCAACAGATACGTTCAACACGCCGCCAGAAGCACTCAAGCCAGTTCCTAGTGTTAGATATCCTGGCAACAGATTAGGCTGATCATAAATAAGAATGCCGATCTGTCCACCACTCGGAGACGTCAACACGCGCTGAAACGTACCGGTATCAGTTGGATTGCGCTGACTAATGAGGATGTCATTAGCATCAGCGAGTGCCAGTGATGGAAGTAATGCGAGAATCGAAATAATGCACTTCATACCATTCTCATCCATGTGTTTGCTGCAGTCTTTTGGAAAGACACCAAATCACCCGAATTCATCGAAGCAGGCGCATCCAGGATCGTAGTTGCACCAGTCATCGTAAGTGCGGTAATGGATTTCGTAGTACTAATCCGACGAATCTGCAGTAACGCAGAATTGGCATCGCTTGGCAATTGAACTGTCAAAGCGGCCAAATTTGCAGCAGGAGTTAGTACCAGAGTTCCATTATTACTATCGTCAGTCATGACAACCGTAGATCCAGTAGTAGGAGAGGCCGATTGCATTACATCTTTGCCTGCAAATAGCGAGCTACCTTGCGCTTGTGTCAGGCCAGTTGTATTTACGTTAGTCATTTTCACTTCTCCATTTTCACTATTAGTTACCAGTGAATTATGGCAGACTTTCACGCACAAAGAATTGGCAATCTGCCGCACCAATAGTTTTAGTTGGAGCAGTGCTGGAATTGCAAATATAGACGCCGTTCTTAAACGTCATCCCATATACGCCAAAATCAATACTGAAATTACTAGACGCAGGGACGGTTAGATTAAAGACTGGAACTGCTGTATCAGCAGGAGTTGTAGCAGAGTCATGCAATTGAATAAATTGAGCCGATGCTTTGCTGTTATATCCTGCAACACCCCATACAGTGCAGCCAGAAGCACTAGCCTGTAGTTGATTGGCTAATGCAGCTTGGGTTGCGTTATTAGCTGGCTGGAATGGAATTGAAATACCCATGATTGTCCCTTATACAGTTATCCCAGCGTGCCAAACATTGAATCGCTAGGTGAATATTGCTGAACCCTTGCTCGTGGCTGCTCTTTTTTTGCTAATGTCGGATATGCGAATGTCATTGCCAGGCTATCAGCACGATCTGGAGATTTCACACCACGCTTCTTTGCGTCATCTTTAGATTCAAGCAGCAATTCGCCACCTTTGAATAGATAACGCAACGCAGTTAGGTCAGTTCTCAAATCCTGATCATTTGGCAATGAAGCGTTTTTAAGCCATTCTTTCATTTCACGCCACATAAATGCACGCAGATTATAATCCTGCCCGTTATCCATGCGCAAAGAAGAATTAACATCTACAACGATTGGATATTTCTTGCCAGTATTTCGATCAACCTTGTCTGGATAATATCCACGCATAATATCTGCCACACCAGCGCCAATACCGATTGTATCGACCGCAATTTGTTCTGGCATTTCGTTGTAAGCTGCAATCTCATTTCTTGCTCTGGCTGCAACCTGATCCACGCCAAGATGCGATAGAACAACTTGTTTCAGTAGAACACGTCCACGCCGGAAGCTGATACAGGTTTTATCATCACCAAATCGAGCAACGTCAATGCCTACGCGAAGTCCACCCATCGGAATAATATCTGCTGGTCCTTTGGACATAGCCATGCTGACATATTCGCTAGGGATGAATGCATTGCCGACAGAACTTTCGTAATTGCGGTCAATCTCTTGTGCTACAACAACAGGATCATTCTTTTCACACTGCTCTCTATACCAGTTTTCATCTTTTCTCGGATCGTCTTTCCAATCGAAAACAAATACTTTGATTTTCCCCGAATGGCGCTTCCGATAATAGACATTTCCTGAGCCATTTGGAGTAGAGATATCAATCTTGCAGTTAGATGTTTGTGATAAGGCTGCGTCAATTGCTTCAGCACGCTCATAGAATGCTGACTCATCTTTGAAATAGATCGAAGTACGGTTGCCGCGACCGATATTGTCTCCAGCCTCACCTACGATTGCGGAACCATTCTCTGGATTAACAATTCGCATGTGCGATGCATGCTTGTCTTCAAAATAGCCTATTGGACGAAGTTCTTTTGGAAGCAGATTGATAAACTGGCGGATCTTCCAGAACAGTGATTTAGGATCACCAATCTTATCTACATACTCTTCTTTGCGAGATCCAAAGCCAATTACCGTGCCTGGATGGAAATTCCACATCCAAACAGAGATAGCCACGCATAGCCATGACACGCCCATATCACGCGATTTCTCGGCTAAGCCATCTTCCCGGCCCTTCCATCGATCAACAACCCAATTAATAAACTCTTCCTGCTTTGGGAAGAGTAGAAATGGAACGATAGAAGGAAGGCCGCGTTCTGGATTGCGAGGATCGAATGTCGCGCCAAAGTCGTTCACAAACACAACTGGATTATCTTTGTAATACTGCTTTACGCCACCAATGATTTCTGGATTTTCACGCAAACGCTTAAGCCGCTCAATCCGTGCTTGATATATCGGCTCATAGTTTGGATTCTTCCAATCGAAATCTTCAGTTATCATTTCTGGTTATTGAATGCTTGAAATGTTTCTCTAAACTTGAGTATTGTCCCGAGAATTTTGGCATTTGTTTTACTTTAACCAACGCCATGATATTCACGAAGCTTATTTCTTGCCAATCATGGCGAGGTAAGCCTCTTCAGCAGTGATATTCACGTTATGCTCGATAGCATTGCCATCAGGCCCGCTAATCTCCTGAGCAAGCCTATCGCCATATCGTTTAGGCGCTACCTTTGATGCGTACCATTTACGAGCATCTACACGAAGTTTATTACGTGCGACCGCAGTTGGATCAAATACGACCTCAATTTCGCCTTCATCATCTGGATTACCATGCTTAGATCGCTTTACCATTGTTACCTCTTCATCCGAGATATCAACAATGGATTCGGCATAATAATCAGCTTGATTACTTTTTGCTATCAGATATTGTTTCAGAAAGTTTTGCTTCTCAGAATCTCCGAGCCAGTTATATACAGTAACAATACCTGGCATATGCTCATCTTTGCAGATAGTGCGTAGGCTCTGCCCTATTGAGATTCGAGCACAAATTTCCGCAGCAACATCTGCATTAAATTTTGATGGTCGCCCAGTATCGTTACCTTCAAGCTCTTCGCCGAACTTGAATGGGCCTTGGAGATTCTTTCGTCCGCGTGCCATCTTTACTCTGCCTGATAGTCTTTAAGTGCAACGAAATCAGAGCCTTCGATGATAGTGTTATCGTCGGGCATATAGATTTTTGCAGTTGGGTTATGCTGATCGTAATCAGTTTTGAGTATGAAGCGTTCGTCAATAGCGACTTCTGCGCCGCCTGAGTAACGAATCCAGCCTTTGGAGTAGGTGTAGATTTCAGGCATATTACTTGGCCTTTTTCTCTGATTTCTTTACGCCTTCAGATGCCATGCGTTTAGCATCTTTAGGTTTGATGCCGACTTTCTTTGCTACTTTGGGATCATGCGCAGCAGCTTCGAACAGTCTATGTTGTTTGGCAGTGTATGGCATGGCGTTATCCTTTATTCGTGTAGCAGAGATAGATAGGATGCTGATCCTTCTGTGTGAGCCAACATCATCTTGCGCAGTTTAAAGTACGCGATGTTGCTATACAAATTCGTTACTGCCTGCTCCTTTGTCTTGCCGTATCCAACATGAGAAATATCACCTTTTCCATAGTTTTTACGGCTTTGCAAAGCTTCCCAGCCATGCCGGGTTTTACGAATGTGCGGCTTCATACTCGACGGACAGGCTGATCACCATTCAATTCACAGGCTACCAGAAGAACATACAGGATCTTGCCATCTGCATCACAGAATGCCTGGTGCTGGAACCCGCAGAATTTCTCGTCCTGTTCTGCATATGCAATATCATCCAGGATATGTTGCAGTAATGCACCGGTAGCAGCGTCATCTTTCGTTACGCGCTCACCAGTCTCATTGAGGGGAATAACAGGTACTTTGCCCTCAATCGCATGATCAATACCAACGGTCTGCAGTTGGGCTTTCTGTTGTGCGCTGAGATTCATTAGTAACCACCATTAGGATTCTGGCTGGCTTGCTTCATTGGCTTGTTGCCGTAGCCTGCATTCATCTGATCCATGCCGCCTTGCATGTCTGGCATTTCACCACCGGACTTGAAAATATCAAGTGCCATGCTCAGTGCCTCTTTTATAGACTTGGCTGGCGTCAGTTCGTCTTCTTGACCATTGTTCTGCTCTTCCTGGGCTTCTTGCTCGCCAGATTCGACGCCTACTAGAACTTGGCCAGTCTTCATGACGCGAATTTCGATGCAGTAATCAATACCGTTATCGTTTTCTTCGCCTTCCATTTGATCGGATTGATCAGTCTGATCCATTTGATCTGCCATTTCTTAAACTCCTAGGTTAAATAAATGCCAGATAAAGGCATTGTTTGGTAAGTTGATTATACTCAAATAATAGTGATTCCACTATTTCACAACTTGTATAAATGTCCTTCCCATGCTGCACCTACCTGCATATTGTTGGCACTAGCGTAAGTACAGCGGATAAAGAAATCCGTCTTTTGCGTTACAGGAATCCCATCTAATGCGATAAGCATGTATGGCTGAACGTCTGTGCAAGTTAGCTTACGTGGGGTGAAATAGAATCCGTTGCTCTGCCTGAATACGAGAAATGCATCAGTTCCTCGTGCTGTGCCGCCTGCTGAACCGGGAATCTGCAATTCCATGGATTGGATCGTCAATAGGAATCCATTAGGAACCGTATAAATAGCTTGCTGAGACGTTCCGATGCCTGGATTGATGATTGCCCTTGTCGTGCCGCCTCCAGCATCTCTAATCGTGATTGTACCGATATTGGTCTGGCTGCCAGTAGTAGGAGTAATCAACGCACAGCGAGCGCTATTGATCCTGAAGAATTGAGTCGGCACAGCTACAACCGTTGTGCCATTCAGGTTGATAGTAGAAGTGATTGTGTTGTAATTAATGTCCAGGCCAGAAATGATAACCTGTTGTGCGCCCGTGCCAGCAGCAGTATCGTTGACATTATTGGATAGGACTTCAAGGCTGGTAGCAGCCGTCATGAATGGATAAACGGCAGCTCCAGGCCATATATCTTGTGGAACTGCTGATGTAGTAGCAATTGTTGCCAGGCCAAGAGACGTAATACGGCTTACGTTTGGTACGGTGCCAAGCAATACACGCTCAGCAAAATCATTGTCCTGACTTTGACCACTGACTAATGTAGTCATGATAAACCTCTGATATAAAACGAAAAATCGCCTTTCTCAGCAGTTTATCACCAATACTTTCATCATTGGATGAACAATAAGTAACTTGTAATACAAATAATCGCTAACCCAAACAGGCCACCAGCCAATAGTAGCGAATAAAGAATAATTTCCCGCATTTCCACATTTCCAGTTTTCATGCTCAGATTTTATCGCCTCAATACTTCTCACATGTGATAACAGCACATGGGGAACCTATATGAGGTCTCATACCAACCACATGTCATGATATTCGTTGATATTATGCAATTCGTGTGTTACGGTAACATCAACTTAACACGCGGAGAACATCATGAAGAAAGATGAATACAAAGACGATGTACAGGAAATCGATGGCAAAGACGTATTTGTCATGCTATCTATTTTGATCTTGGGATTTTTTGTACTATGGGGAATTATCAGCGGATGGATTGATATCCCTCTGATAATGGCATACTAACGATGCTTTTTTAAATTCAAAGGAGTAGCACGATGAGTACAGTATCTTCAAAAATAGACTTGCGTTACGTTCAATCTACCATTCTCGACCAAGGAATCTACAATACTTGTGCTGAGAACACGCTGTCATCTGTATTGGAATCTCAAACGAAACTTGCCAATCATGCCTTTGGACTGGCATCCCGCATGCAAAGCTATGTTGATGCGCGCACGGCAGTACATGAGTTTGGGCCGCAATATGGTGACATAGGTACTTTTTCTGAAGTAATGCTGAATCAGTCGAAAACCACAGGACTTGCTCCTGAATCAATGTGGGATTATTCGCATAGCATTTACGATGTCCCGCCAGCATCCGTCTATACAGAAGCCGCTAAACACAAAGTTAGTGACTATTCTCAGATAGGAATGTATCAAAACTATGCTGGCATTGCTAGCACGATCAAGGCGCAACTGACTCAGGGGAAAGAAGTAATGTTGTCTTTCCATCCGCGAGATTATTTCTATGCTGAATCTGGATCTTCTCTGTCAGCACTAGTAGGAAATGGACTTACAGATAGCAGCCCTGGTGCGCTCCACATGGTGAAGGTTGTAGGTTACGACGATAACTTGAATGGTGGCTCGTATATTATTCAGAATTCCTGGGGAACTAGTTGGGGAAATAATGGTTTTGGCATTATCAAATATTCCCAATTTTCCGGCAATTCAGATTTCAATGCTGCCTATGTCGTAAATGGATTCAATGGCATGGATTGGACGTGGTCTGATAGTCGAGTCAATGTTGCTCAGCATTATGCGGCAATTCTTGGTCGTGCCGGTGAGTTATCGGGTGTGGATTTCTACGCTAGTGCCAATGTCACAGATGAGGCATTGACTGGCTATCTACTGAACTCGACTGAAGGGCAGTTGATTTATGGCGGCCTGACTGATAGTCAATTCGTAGAATCTATGTATGGCTCTGTTCTTGGCCGCCATTCGGATGCTGATGGCATGGCATTTTATACAGCAGCACTAGCGAATGGTTCTTCTCGCGCTTCGATCATGAATATGGTCATCAATGCAGTAGAAGCCCCAAATGCTGAGGCCGCTGCACATGATTTTTTGATGAATAAAACGAATATGTCTGCATTCATCTCAGTATCACTCCAATATACCGGAGGCCAGGATACTGTGACCCGAGCTGAATTGGCTCAGGTCACATCAGATGCTAATAGTCTTGAAATTATCAAAACTGGTATAGCACACGATCTACATTATGTGACGTAGATCACATTTTACTCTTCCTGCTGTAGCGGTGCTGCGCGGTCATAAAGCGGCATCTTAGCCACAAGGCGCTCATCGGCTTGCAGATCGTAGTCTATGGCCGCGAACTGTCGGCGCTGCCCCAAGCGCGGGCAATGCACATCGAACATGTATGCCACTGGCTCTTCTGCCTGCTGGGTGGCCGAAAAAGCGGCGCGGGCGTAGTCGCGCATCTGGTCGGCGGTGTAGCCTTTGATACGATGACCGTCAGGCCCGTCGATGTTGAAAAGCCCGAAATTCTTCGGCAGCGGCGGCAACTCTCTCCCTCCCTCTGGCGTGGTTTGCGCTGGGCTGGACCAGACTTCCGGCCGGTTTGCTGGATGGTTCGGGCAGTCCAGTTCGTGGCCGATGGCATTGCCGCAGACGAAGCAGCTTGCATCGGTGGCGCTGGTCACACTGTTTTCTTTTTTCATGGTTTATTCCTAATCAGTGATTTTAATTTCCCACGCCATCAAGGCATCGAAAACACGGCTGTCGATCATTGGCTGCCATTGCTTGGCAACCTCTTTGATTCTCTGTTCCTTGGCCTCCTTGTACGCAGCAAAAGCTTCCTCCTTTGTCGGATATTTCCCAAGGTAGATAGTCTTCGGCTTCACCATGATCTGCGCCACAAAACCTCGTCCATCTATCTTGATGCCAGTTGGCAGGTTTGCTTTCTTGCTCACTTTTGGGATGATGCAGGAGTTGATCTGCCCCGGCACGAAGGCGCATGTTTCTGGGCTATAGATACGATTTCCACGAACCAAAATATCCTTGTCAATCTCAAATCCGCTAACACCGTAGCCAACTTGCTGCTCAGCCCACTCTCTGAAGAACGAGAAGCTCCAAAACCGCTGGTCAACATGGCAGTCGTTGTATTTTGCATAGTCGTACTTCCGGTATGCGCTATGGCAGCGACGCATCATGCTGTACCAAGTCTGGAAAATTTTAGTCTTCTTGGTCACAGAGTCGAATTTTTCTGGATGACCAGTCAGGCAGAATAGTGGCTTCGCTTGCATCAGCACTCCTTTAAGGCCGTGTCATAGGCAGTGACGTGCGCAGGATTGATGCCGTTAGCCCATACGTCCTTGGCTGGCTCTTGCTGTGCGGGCGCGAGAAGGGCTTCGACCGTAGCAAGAGCCGACAGATATTCGTTGATCCGCTCACCCGTGCTCAACGTGAGCGGCGGCCGCGACTTAACCAACCAGATTCGCACCTCTTCCAGCTTCGACAAATCAGGCGCTTGCCGGGCGGCGAGTGCGGCAATTCGCTCAGCAAGCACCACCTCGCCACTCAGAGGCCTGGCTGCCAGGAATTGTTCGGCGTTGGCACGGTGAACGGTGGGATCTTGCAGCATGGCCTTTAGGTGGCCTAGCGCTTGCATGCGATGGCAATCGAACTGCAACGCCAGCCGCCGCCAATCATCGGTAGCCTCTTCCTCTTCCTTGCGCGCTTCTTCCCTATCCTTTTCGCGCACGGCTTCGATGTGGGCGATGAGTGCGTCGAATTCTTTCGCAACGTCTGTACGGTTCCTATCTCGCCGCGCATCGTTGTAGGCGTTCAGGACGTTCGCGAATTCTTTGTCATACTGAATGCTCTCTGCTTTGCCAGAGGTGATCTGGCTTTCGGTGGTCGTCATAGTAGTCCTTATTGAGTTTTCCCTGCTTGGAGCGCCGCATCGGCTTCCAGCTTCGCCAGCTTTTGCAGCGCATCATTGAGCGCACCAGCGGCAAAGTCGTCGCCCCAAATGTAGTGATGCACTCCGGCGCCATCGGTCACGCGCATGATGAGCTTGTCATGCTTGCCGGGCTTTTTCGGCTTGGTGTCGCTCATGTTTCTCCCTTAGAGGAATGAATGGGTGGTTAGTCGGCCAAATCGCGCAGCAAGTAATGCTTCATGATTTCCAGCGCTCCGACCGCAGCGGATAATGAAATCTCGCCGTCGTATTCGTGGATCAGATCGTAGATGCGGCGCGTCAATTCGCCTGCTTTTGGATCTATCTTTGATGGCGGCGGAAGTTTAAGGTTACTATTCTCCATGTCCGTCTCCATCACTCAAGACATCAAGGCCAAAGCCAAAGATGCATGATGCGAAGATCCACGCAAGGATCGGCCCGAGGAAGAACGTAAGCGCAACAAAAGCGCCGAGCGCCGGGATCAGCGCGAACAGAAGCTTGCTCATCGCTTCTCCCCTGTATCCGCCTGTTCTGGATTGATGGTGCGCACATACACATCGCCAGTCTTGACCACTGCAACGTGGCTAAGTTGCATGCCGCCATCGCAGGAGAACCAGCCACCCCATGGGATGCCGACAGACCCGCAAACAGGACAATGACTCTTGTCTTTCTCGTAGTCGTAGTGGTGCTCTGCGCTGTACTTCCACATGCCATCAAGGCCCGGGATGCGGATCGGCGGATCTTCTGGCAGCCAACTGGCGAATTCCAGGCCAGCGTAATCAGTCATGATCGCCCTCCGCTGTATCAGCGCTTTGCGCGAGTTGAGCGGCGTCGATGGCAGCATCCATAGCTGTGCCAAGACGGTAATTGCCATCTATCCAGACTTCAGGCCCCTGAAAGCTTCCCGCCTGCTCACGCAACCAGCGATAACGCTGCGCATCGATCTTGTCCTGCTCTTGCGCTGGAACCTGTTTAGCAAGAGCGGCAGCAGCGTCAACAGGGACAGCAAACAGGCACATGTGAACATCTTTACTGGTTCGCACGAGTTTAAGTTGGAGCGCGTCTATTGCCTTGTTGTCTGGCTCGATGTCCCATGCGCTCAACTCTTCACCATCCACGCAGCCCAGTGACAGACTGCCCACATAAGTCATGGCCGAAGGAAAGGCAGTGGCGCTAGATGCTAAAGCTTGGCAATCGAGAGCGGCTTGCCAGAAGTTCCAGCGGCCCTGCATGTTCGGATTGCGATAACGGTCGCTGTCGTAATGGTCGATTTCGAAGTCGTGATAGCCTTGGCTGGCAGCGTACATCTCAAATTTGGCGCGCATCTTATCCATGCTGCACCCCACTAGCAGAGAGCGACAGCACCACTTCCTGGTCATAGAGCGGCGCTACGGCGCGGGTCTGATCTTCGGTGAGGCGAGTCACGGTGATGTATTCGCCGTTGCCCACATCCAGCGCAAAGCCCCGGCCCTCGTCCATGTCGCCCACTTCGATGATCTTGCCGGTCATCTGCACTACTGCCGGAGCGGGAGAGGTGGCGGACATGGCGTAGTCTTCTGGAGACTTTCCATTATGTGAGCGCCAAAAGCGTTGAAGGACTGCCTTTTCGGAAGGGCAACCATCAATATCCTTACAAAGGCCATCAACGGCTTCTCGCTCTGATACTGGAAATTGTTTGATATTGCTCATTACGACACCCCGCAGATACGAATTGCGGCATCGACAATAGGCTGCGTAAAGCCTTCGCTTTCAAGATGTCCTTCGATCTGATCGAAATCGTCACCCCAGATTTCAACAAGCTCCCGGCAGCTAGCAATTGCAGCATTGAGACTAAAATCCATTGCAATTACAGTGGCACTGGTCTTCATGTTTGCTCCTTATTTAGATGGTTGGGTAGCGGCCATAGCCTCTTCAAGCTGTTCTTCAAGCTCTGCCACTCGGTCAGTCAAACGCTCGACTTCCTTCTGCGCCTCGTCGCGCTCGTCTTCCATTTCAGCGCCCCAAGTGCGCAGCGTGTCGTTTGCCTCGCGCAGTTCTTCCAGCAGGCCGCGCCGTCCGATCAGGTCATCAAGGCCAGAAACCGCCTTTTGAACCTCGTCAATCGCGCTGATGCACTTGTCGATGTCTGGGCATGTATGCCCGATTGGTCCACGCGCCATCGCTTAGTCCTCCTGTTGCTTGGTCTGTTCTGCTGCTTGAGGGGCGGCGAGAACTTTGAGGACTTCGCTATGCATCCAAGCGATGCCGCGAATTGTGTAGCTCTTGTCGTCGTCATCCTCTTCGCCCTGGTCAACCTCGGCGATCAGACTATTCGCAATTGCAAACAGTCGCGCTCGATCGATGGTCGGCACTCCCCCTGCTGCTTTGAGTGCGGAGACTTGCGCTTCAAGGTCGGCAATACGAGCCTCAGCTTTTCGCAAGAGTACAGTTTTACGAGGTCCAGTATTGCCAGAGCATTTTGGGCAAACTACGCAATTAAAGCCTTCCTGAGGTGGCCCCGGATAGACAATGGCGCATTTATCGCAAAGCCATTCACGAACTTCCGCAGTCAGTTCGGCAATGCGGGCAGCGCTCTTAGCTTCTGCTGCATCTTGCATGACACAGAATGCCTCCAAAGCGCGCTCAGGATCGCCCTTGAAGTAATCCCAATATTCGACGCGAGCAAACTCACGAATCAGCGCCATAGCTTCAACTGCACGATCACCGTAGATATCGAAGGTCATTTCGATTGCTCCTTTGCCTTTTGTTCTTCTAGTCGCTTGCGTGCGCGATAGATCGTGGATTGGTTCACCTTATGTTTCTTTGCCAATTCAGCATCACTCGGTTTAACACCTTCTGGTGCACGCTGATACTGGCGCATGGCAGCTTCTACTGCTGCGCTTGGTTTTCCTGTCATGACTTCCTCCTGTTACTAGTTATGATGCGCCCCGAAGTGCTCGGAGTTGTTAGGCGGCGCGACCCGCTTCGGTCAACGTGTATTTGACCTGCTCACCCCATCCAAAACCACTGACAACGCTTTTCTCCACCAAGCCGCGCCGCAAGAGCGACTCCATGATGCGAGTTGTCCCGCTGTGCGTGTCCCAGTACCAGCCGCAGCCAGCGTGCCAGTAACCGCCGCTGCGCTTAAGGGACGCCAGCACGTCCCTTTGCGTCTCTCCGAGCGGCCGCATTACGACCACGCTTTCGCCAAATCCTCGGCAGTAAAATCTGGCCCGGTCGGAATCGAATGCGTGGCAATCTCATCGCGGATATAGCGCACAGCTGCCGTCCAGTGCTGCCCCTTCGTTGCCCTCAAAGCGCGGCGCGCAAACGCAGAATTCACCTTGCATGCTGCCATGATGAATTCTACGTTTTGCTGGTGAGACGATTTCGTTTTCATTTCCTTGCCCCTTTCATTCCCGCCGCGCCCATGCGCTGCGTCCATGTAAGAATAATAGCTCTTACTAATGCATGATGCAAGAAATATTTTATGCATTGTGCAAAAATAAAGCCGCCACTAGGACGGCTTGTTGCTCACTTCGGCCACGCTTTCGGCTTTAGCTCCGCTTTCTGCGTTGCCAGCTCATTAATCTGATCGGCGCATTGCTGAATCTGATCTATGGTAGCCCGAGCATCCTTCAGAAGTCCGGAGATATCACATGGCTCGCCATCTTCGGGTTGCATCAGTCGAAGAATCTGCGAGCCAGCAGAGCTAAGCTGTCCGGTCAGGATTTGTAGGCGCTTGAGTTGATCTTCGTGCGCGGCTCGGGTGGTTGCATATTTTCCCCTAGCTAGAAGAAGATCTTGATCGAAATCATCGAAATTCATTTTCCATGTACCTCGTTGTGATGTTTGTTGCATAGCCATATGACATCAAGCGGCCTGTCATAATCAGGATGATGCGCCTCAACTTCTAATTCCCCACAAGTAAAGCAAGGATATTTGTCTAATCGTCCATAACGAATAGCTTCATTTAATAGCCGCCTCGCCATACGTCGCTTAGGATATTTTTCATTCATGTACTTGGAGTAAAAAGCAGAATACTCTTTGCCTTTCTCTGTCTTTCTCCAATTCTTGGCGCATTGCTTGTAATAAGCCTTCCATTTCTCTGTTTTTCTTAGATCTCTCATGGTTTTGGCGTTAGCAGCTCGTGCTTCAACTGTAGAATTTGCCTTCTTTGTACAGTCTTTGCATATAGTCCTAAGGCCATCCTTTTTATTGTTATCAACCGTGTAGCACGAACGATCTTTCTCTACATTGCATCGATTGCATGTCTTTGTAGTCATTGCTACGCATCCTGCTTCCCGCCAAGCATTTGCATTTGCTCAGCAATGATATCCGTAGCGTATTTTTCAATGCCGTCCTTATCAGTATATTTGCGAGTCTGCAACCGTCCCTCGATATAGACGCTACTGCCCTTCTTCAAATACTGGCCGACAATCTCAGCCAGCTTTCCGAAGAAACTGATGCGGTGCCATTCAGTCTGCTCTTTCTGCTCGCCTGTGTTACGGTCTTTTGATTTGAAGCTTGTTGCTACCGCGATGTTAGCGATTGGATCGCCACTAGCGGTATAGCGTACTTCCGGATCACGGCCCAGGTTTCCAACGATGATGACCTTATTGACGCTTGCCATGTTTAGGCTCCTTTCTTGAGTTCGGCTATACGAGCCTTGAAGTGATCGGTGTAGTGCCGTGCCTGGTCAGCCGGCAGAGAATTCATGATCTTCGTCAGCTCTGGAATGTCTTTAGCAGCTGCAAACCTGGCTAGAACATCTGGGTCATGCTCGCTAGTGGATTGTTGTCTGTTTCCTTGTGGCGTAACTTGGTGCGTTTCTGCGTCAGGATCATGACTGGTTTCTTCTGTCGGGATGCAGAAGGCTTGGAATGCTGCATATTTGTACGCAATGGACATTGCCTTGTTTGTTGCTTTATCGCCACTGTCCATCGCTTCCCCGAACATGGAGACAGTGTGCTTTGTCCCGTCAATAGCGCTAACGAAATCGAATTCTGCCTGCACGGTGACGTAGAAAAGGACGCCACCTTTAGCTGTCGTGCGCTCGGTGCTTTCACGCGATAGACAGCGTGGAAGGATCAGTAGCTTATGCTTTGCAAGAAGTGGGGAAAGTGTGTTGTAGACAGCATCGATACCACGAAACATGAATCCTTGTTGCTGATTCTTGCTCGACTTGCTGATGCCGATTTGAGCCAGTTCATCCTGAACTGCATTGATTGCTTTGTAGACTTCCATGATATTCCTTAGAGTTGTGTAATGCCTGAGAGGCAAAATTCCTACTGTGGCTGCTTAAAAGGGCAGCCGTCCCGATTCTACATCTTTCTTCTGCTGCTCCTCCTGTTCTTTAGTCAGTGTTGGTCGCCAGACATATTCTCCCATTGGATGTATCTTGTCAGAGTATGTCTGTACTAGACCGAGTTTTACGGCCTTGTCGTAAGGCATCACGTGAGGGATCATTTTTCCTCCATATGCCATTGCTCGATGTATTCGATCATCGCTTCATAAGGAGCACTGTCGCCAGGCGGTGCTGCACGATAACCCATTGCTAGCTCATGAAATTCTTGGCAATCAATCCCTTTCTTGGCTCGTTTTTCAATCGCTGCATCCAGCACTTTAACCCACGTCTGACGAGACACGATCACCCCGTTAGCCAAGTCTTGCTTTAATTGTTGAAGCTCTTTTAAATTCATGTCATTCATCCTTTTTGTTGACAACGCGCTCGATATCTTCAGCCATTTGTGCTGTATTTTTCTTCCAGTTCAGCACCATGCCAGTGTTGAGATCGATATCTAGCATCAAATAGTCTCCATAGTGATCCCCTGGCATGAAATCTGGCACATAGCCATCATCCTGATCGAAAATGATATTGCCTTCTGTATCTTTAAGCTGATAGGTAAAACGGTCTGTGACTTTGCAGCAGATACTAATCACTTTTACATCAACCAATACCATTTTTTGTTGATTAATGTTCATTTACCCTCCTGATTGAATGCTGTCTCAAGCCTATCCTCAAGGTCAATTGCATTTACGGGTTCTTCATAGCCAAGACATTCGAGATGAGCGCCTTTTTCTTCGTCAATCTTCGACCATAGCCGATATCCACATTCGCTGCATTCCATTGCCTCTCCTTTTCTTTAGTCAATAAGGCAGGAACGAGGGGTTGATCCTCCCCGCTCTAGCCACACTCTCTATGCCTACTTGAGAATACTGCTACTGCCTAAGCCAATCATTCGTGATTTCCCGGGGACTTTGAGCGCCCAACTTTATCAACCATATTCCCGGTTCCTGTGGTCCCTGATTGAAGGCCACGCGCCGTTCCTGCCACCATAGCGCACTGTCTTTTCTTCCACGCCGGGAACAACATGCCCGCTTAATATCGCTCGGAGTGCGAACAGCGCGGGCCAGAATGCAAAAAGCCGTCAAAAGACTGGATTCTGGTGGGGCAAGATAAGATCGGACAATGAACAATCTTTATCTACAGAACCCAAGCTTTTGACGGCTTGCTATGCTTCATCATCTGTACTTACTACCTGGCCCCACGCCATTGAGAGCGATTCTAAACAACTACTTTCTACGAGTCAATCACTGATTTATGTGTCGATCCTGCGCATGTTCAGAATTCTCCCATCTTTTGGGCTGATCAAACGGCCTTCGTTCAGAATTCGATCAAACAGGTTTTTTGTCCGATGAACATCAGTAAGGCAGTAATCAATTACTTTGCCGATCTGGCCGCTCTGCCATAGGACAGGGGCGAGAGATCCATTTCCAGTCTTCCCAGGCAGGGCATTAGCCTTGCAGGTATCATCCAGACCATATCCTGCATGGGATGGATACTCAAATTTGTTGCCTAGGCCAGAAGCGGCCCATAATTCGCGCAGAATGTCATAGCATTCATCCAGCTCAGGAACTTTCCAACCGGTTTGTTCCAAAACTGCGTTGTCGAATGGGATGCTATTAAAGCCGACAGCGATAGGATTGCGTAGCAGAAGTTCATGCCATTCTTCCTTGTTATCTTCCGTGAAGACTCGATAACGATTCTGTTGATAGTCGTAGACCCCATTCACAGAAATCCCCATGTTGGCATGATCATGCCAGCCAGCACAATATTCCAATTTTTCATCGCGCACGCCATCGCGAGGCGGAATGCAACGAATAATTTCCAGATCATAGACGATTACATTCATACTCTTCTCCTAGTGTTGTAGAAGCCTTTCAGCTTCAGTGTAAATACTCATCGTTTTCTTGAACGGGAAGCGCTCGTTATCAGAGCCGAATTCGTCTTCCCATTCCTTTTGAGCGAACCATTGAGCCAGTGCATATGCTTCGTGGTAAGCCTCATCTTGCTCGTACTGAAGCCGCAGATACTCGTCTTGAGTGACTGGCTTCTTGCTGCCATCAGGATAGTACCAAGTAGGCATTACAGACTCATCGCAAAATAGCCGAAAGCACTAGCTGACAGGATCAGAATCAGCAAGCAGGCCGGTACGTTGAGACGTGGTCGAGTAGTGGGAATTTTGTTCATCTTCTTCTCCTAGTTTGGTAGCGCCCCGTCATGCAGGGCGCGGGGTGGTGCTGGGTGGGTGGCTCTAGGCAGCTTTAAGTTCCGCCACAAAGTCTTCCATGCGCTTATCAGGAAATGCATACCCGTGCTTTCGCGCGATAGCCAACCAGTCTTGTTTATTGGCGTGCTTTGCGTTGGCTACTGCAGAACGAACGCGCTTATCCAATTCTGAATAGGCTTTCGCCCCTTTTGAATCGCCACAGTGTTCACGGCGGTGATAAGCAATGCCGATAGCCTCTAGCAGTTTAGAGAAATCGTCTTCTTCCAATTCAACTTTGATTTTCATGATGCCCTTTCATTCTCGCCGCGCCCCATGCGCTGCTCCGATGTAGAGAACTATAGCGCATAGAAATGCGTTTCGCAAGAACTATTTGCAGGCTGCCGGATGAACGAAATGTGTTGCGATCGCGAACAATATGGCATATGATGAAGCCATCAACAATGAATTGGAGGGATCGTGACACGAACTAAAGGCCCAAAGAAACCGCATGCTTTACTTGATGCGATTCTTTCAGAGAATCGTCTACGTAACGATTCCCATCTTGCAGATGAAATCGGTTATACCAAAGGCCGTATCTGCGAATATAGAAATGGAACACAAATGAGCGCAGAATTCATCCTGACAATCATGCGCAAGTTTGGGTGGTCGCTAAAGAAAATCGATGCATTGCTATCCGAATCAAGGGAGAAATAATCATGCTGACCTATGACGGAGTAAAGCGCGCAAACAACAATGAGCGTGCAGTATTGACTGAGGAACAAGCCCGTAAAGCACAGATTCTGGCGTCCTATGACCGCTTGGACGAGCGCGGTAAAGCTACTATCGTGGCAATGATTGGTGCTTTGGTTCGAATGATTGAGGCGCATTAATGCAGACCTTTCCCAAGCGCACATTCTTCCTCCGCGAAGAGCGTAACCGCGACACTCTGCTAGGGCTTATCAGGAATTTGCCGCTCGATCAGGATAAGCCTATGCAAGTGACCGTAGAGCCATATAAGCGGCCACGTAAGCTGGATCAGAATGCATTGCTATGGAAGCTGCTCACAGAGATATCCGAGCAGCTTTTTATCGAAGGCAGGCAATTTGGTCCGGAAACTTTGCATCATTACTTCAAGGTGCAATTCCTACCTGAAGAATTCAATGATGAGGAATGCCTGGCTGATTACCAAAAATGGGCATATGACCCATCCGGCGAGCGGGTACTTATTGGGAGCAGTACTCAACTTACTGTGCGCGGGTTTTCAGGGTACATTGAGGCTATAACGGCCTTCGCTGCAAACATGGGCGTTGAATTTCACACACGCGAGGAACGATGAATGACATGGCTATTCAGCAAAGCACTAATGGAGGATTACGAGAACTCGCGCTGTTCGCCGGCGCAGGAGGGGGGATCCTCGGAGGTCACTTGCTCGGCTGGCGAACCGTATGCGCAGTTGAACGTGAAGCTAGGGCCGCACAAGTTTTGGCACAGAGACAAAATGATCGATGCATCAAGCCTTTCCCGATTTGGTCTGACGTTACGACTTTTGACGGAAGACCATGGAGAGGCTGTATTGATGTGGTTTCAGCAGGGTTTCCTTGCCAAGGTATTTCCGTTGCTGGAAGGGGCGAAGGACTTGAAGATGAAAGATCAGGATTATGGAGAGAAGTCCCCCGCATCGTTCGCGAAACTGGAGCGAGATTCGTCTGGCTGGAAAACTCACTAGCTCTCACTTCTAGGGGGCTTGGAAGAGTTCTCGCAGACCTGGCCCAAATGGGGTTTGATGCTAAATGGGGAGTGCTGGGAGCTGGACACATCGGCGCTTGGCATTTACGAGAACGAATCTGGATATTTGCTGCCAACAATCGGGAAAAACGAATACAAAGGCAGTTCTGCAAAACGGTTCAAAGGCTCTCCGCACTTCCGGGGTGCAAAAATGGTGGAGGGCTTGAGGACTTGTTCAACCGATCCGATATACCTGACCCCCTCATTCGGGGAGACCGCAATGCTGTGGCCGATTACGTGGACAGAATTGCATGTATCGGCAATGGACAAGTTCCAGCAGTGGCAGCAACAGCATGGAGGATTCTTAGCCAATGAAACGAAATAAGCCAATGAAATCAAAGCAGCGTGCCGTGACTTCTGAAGAGAAAAAGCTTTGGGATAAGCTAGCTCAGCTAGGTTGCATTGCTTGCATCAAGGATAAGCGCTATCAGCCGCATGTGAGCATTCATCATATTGATGGCCGCACTAAGCCTGATTGCCACAAGCTAGTGTTGCCACTGTGTTCTGGTCATCATCAAGACGGAACAGGCGCACCAGGCTTGATTGCTGTACATCCCTGGAAGGCTCGATTTGAGCGCGAATATGGCTCGCAGCTTGAATTGCTGGCCCAATGTATGGAGATGATTAGATGAGAGCGGCCAAGGTAGATGCAAACCAAAGGGAAATTGTTCAGACTCTGCGCAATATGGGGGCTAGTGTCCAGCCGCTTCATACTGTAGGCCAAGGGGTGCCGGATTTACTCGTCGCCATTGCTGGATTCAACGTCTTAATCGAAGTGAAGGATGGAGAGAAACCACCGAGCCAACAGAAGCTTACGCCGGATCAAATCGATTGGCATAGCAAGTGGAAAGCGCCAGTCTATATAGTTAATAGCGTTGCCCAGGTCATTGACTTGGTACAAAAAATCAAACAGGAGGAATCATGAATGCTTTGTCGTTTTTGAATAATCTTAGACCAGCCATCCCATTTTCAATCGAAAAGCCTTGTAAGCCAGCTAGCAATAGCGAGTTGAGGCGCTGGATGCAAAATGGATCTGTGCTTATTAATGGGGAGCGTGTTAGTTGGGATGAGGAGATTGATTTTCCTGTCTTCTCACTCGTATTTTTTCCAAATAGTCCACGCAGAAAAACAACACTTGTTTAGGAGCCAATCATGAAAGCAAGTCAGTGGATTGAAAAACCGACTTACGAGGTAGAAGCATGAAGCCGGTCATCATCGGCGATGCGACGCTGTACCTGGGCGACTGCATGGACATACTGCCGCTGATCGGCAAGGTCGATGCGGTGATCACTGATCCGCCATATGGTATCGGGGAAAGCAGCAAAAAAGTAAAATCGCGCCAGCGTGGTGGCAATCTAGGAAAGCTTTTGGGAAGTAAATCCAAAGCAATGGCCGACCAGAAAGACTATGGTGATTTTGATTGGGATCAGACGCCACCTTCTGCAGAACTGATACAGGCCCTGCGTGATATGAGTCAATGGCAAGCATTTTTCGGCGGAAACTATTTCCACCTCCCTCCGACCTCGTGCTGGCTCGTGTGGGACAAACTGAACGGCGCAAATGATTTTGCTGACTGCGAACTTGCTTGGACGAACTGGCCTAAGGCTGTACGCCGCATTCAGTGGCGTTGGAATGGGATGATACGCCAAGGCGGCGAGGAGCGATTTCACCCGACGCAAAAGCCGCTGGAAGTAATGAAATGGGTGATTGATATGTGCCCCAAAGCGGAAACGGTCTTTGATCCCTTTATGGGGAGCGGAACAACTGGAGTGGCCGCCGTCCAACTAGGCCGCAAGTTCATCGGAATTGAGCGCGACCCAAAGTATTTCGAAATTGCCAGTAACCGTATACGGCAAGCCGTCGCGCAAGGCCAATTATTCGCGCCTGAACCAATCAAACAAATCCAGGAGTCGTTGCTATGAAATCGCAATTGCATTTCCCATACGGCTACCCACATACCTGCTATCGCACCGAACGTCGGCGTTCCTGGCCCCGCATCATGGGATGGCTACTAGCAGTAGCTTGCTGGATACCAGTAGTTGCTTTATGGGTGATTACTTCAGATATGCAAAATATTTAGTTGTGTCACCATAAAAAATCCCCGCTTTGTAGGCGGGGATAATTAAACTGACAAAATAACGAAAACTGGAGCGCGGTCTGGATTCGAACCAGAATTTCCCTCTATGCCGAAGGTGTCCTAAGCCAATTAGACTATACGCGCATATGCCGAACTTTGTTCTACCTATATGTTACTAAAACAATACGAACTAGCAATGATTATAGTAATTACGATTGCAACGCGGATTATTACAATGTACATGGCTAACAACCATGGCTTGCGATTGTCTTGCCATGCTCGTTCATCACATAAGCATTACCGGTTACCTCATGGCTGCGCACTTTGCCATCCGACGATGCGACTTCCAATTGAAACCGATGTCCAAAGTGATTACCAACCTGCCCATCTGGAACCAGGATCGGAACGAAGGCCATCACCTCATTATTCGCCACCGGAACCAGTTTGAAACAATGATCAGGGTGAGTATCTGACATGTCACAGTCGGACATGATTTTTACATACAACATGGTCTACTCCTAGTAAATGCCATCTCTGGCGAAATCTGGCCGGACTTCCACCGGCTTTGTCTGTATAGCGGTACTCGCTCTCAATCTTGGATGGTGGGATTCGAACCCACGGTAAGAGGTTTGCCTATCTTTACTCCCCTACGCCACCTGCTATGCAGGAATGTACCTTAAGCCACTCAGCCACATCCGATCTTACTACTAGAATTAACTCATCCTAGCAAGAGTTTTGGCTTACAGTTCACCAACCTGACTACTCGACGCTTTCGCTTTCATTCAGGGTCATCTGACTTCGCCTTTGTGATGCCTGGCTCTCATCCCAAGCGGGCCTTTACTCTTGCCAGCGGCCTAGATTTTGCAAGTTCTCTAATCGGAGGAATATCCGAACGTCATCACACATCATCGGGCTGGGCTTGATTCCAGCTACTTCGGCCTGATTGGAGCGCGAAGCTAATCTCGGCTTAGGTTGCAATCAGGACAGAGCCATTATTGCCGACGCACTTAGCACGTCCTTCCGTGCTGCCGATGATGTGTAATCCCTCGTTTCGTGAGGGAGACGGCAGAATTATCTGCTCCTACTAATTAATCGCGTTTGCAAGACACGATATGGTTATACAGGCTATTGACCGCGATAGTACGATTGCAGATTGGGCATTTTCCAGTATTGCGCTCTTCTCCTGCTGCTTTCATTGCTGCAGCCATTGCAGAATTTTTTGCGCGCATACGACCTGCAGTACCAACGGATTTCTTTGCTGCCATGACGTTTCCTTATGAAGTTAACTTAGCGTCATGGTTCCCTCCTATTTGTTGTGTTTTCAGATATGGAAAACTTACTTCTTAGCCTTCAGGACTTTATTTGCCTTAGCGTCAATCTTCTTTTCGGTAGATTCTGACATGCGGCCAGCGTTTACAGCTTGAGTTGCCCTGCCTTGGCGTTTGCAGCGTGAGCACGGTCGTTAATCGGAAAGCTCTTGCCAGCACCAGCGAATTCAGATTTCGGCATTGCCTTGCGCTGTTTAGTAGTCAATTTAGACATTTCAGTCTCCGTAAAAGGTTTCCTTAGTTTAGCACAAGTGTTATTCGTTAAGACAACGACAAATGCAGAATATGTATCATGAAACCAACAATGATCTTTGGATTGCTACCGATCAATCTGATTCATTTTTCATGGCACGGAGAGCATTCAGCAGACCTTCATGTGAAATGACACGCTCGGCTTCGCCCATATAGCTTGCCACAGCATATGTGCGGCTATTGTCGAGAATTTTAATCAGGTCTTCTACATATAAAGGAGTTTTATTAGCGCCATCTGGTGTGGATTGCATTGGGTAATGAATGCTCCGCGCTAGGTTCTCCATATCTGGTTCGGATAGGCCGCTATGTATTTCTCTACCATCAGTAGGTCTGGCCGCTAAGCTGGAGCAGGATTGCCACTTCACTTCGCTCCACGCTTCTCCAGAAGCCTCCTTTGAACACATGCCTGCTTTCATATCATCAATCTGCGATAGCACTCCCATCATATAAGGTAGTGGTTTCCAGTTAGGTGCGTCGTGCTTGTAGTGGTTTTGCCAGATAAAGGTGGCGATATCTGTTGCGTATTGAAGCTCCTTTGCTAGCTCTTGATTTGAAGTCGAACAAAGGGCACGAGCATCTGCAAGCGCCTTTTCATAGCGCTTAACACACTTCTTGTATTCCTTTAGAGCATGTTGCTGGCGACAAGAGATGTCATAGAGTTCATGCGGCTTCAGGTCTTTGAGGTGTACTACGCTGGGGGCATCCAATAGCTTTCGAACCTCAGCACGGATCAGGCCGAAGCTTCCAAAGCAATTACGCACCGAGAAGCCAGCATCAGGCTCAAAAGATGCTTTGTGCAGCAGTTCCTGCAAGCCATCCAATGCCTCAATCAACTCCAATGGGTGGTGTATACCTTTTTCTTGCAACTGTGTTATCGACAGATCAGGCGCCTTCAGGGCGGCAAGTTCTGCTTCGGCTTTCTCTGCACGCTCGCGCCAATGATTACGTGCTTCTATAGCATCATTAAAATATACGCGCTGCGCTTGGGATTCTGCTACGCGTCCAGCTTTCCGCTGCTTTTTACCCCAGGCTTCGATGTGGGCGTGAAAGTGATTTTCGCGAACGTAGCGCTCGCCTTCAAATATGAAGCGCGGAATATGATCGTTTGTATCAATGCTCTCTGCTTTGCCAGAGGTGATCTGGCTTTCGGTGGTGGGAAGCGCGGCAATCGCGTCCAGCGCTTCTTTAAGTTCTTTGCTCAATTCGTTCTCCCTTAGAGGAATGAATGGGTGGTTAGTCGGCCAAATCGCGCAGCAAGTAATACTTCACGATTTCGAGCGCTCCGACCGCAGCGGATAGTGAAATCTCGCCGTCGTATTCATGAATCAGATAGTTGATGCGGCGTGTCAATTCGCCTGCTTTCGGATCGATCTTAGTAGGCAATGGGAGTTTTAGTTCATTATTCGCCACGACTATCTCCATCACTCAGGACATCAAGGCCAAAGCCAAAGATGCAGGATGCAAAGATCCACGCCAGTATCGGGCCGATGAAGAAGGTCAGCACAATGAAGGCACCGAGTGCCGGGGTCAGCGCAAATAAAATCTTGCTCATCGCTTCTCCCCTGTATCCGCCTGTTCTGGCTTGGTGGTGCGCGGTTTGCGAATTCCTTTGATTGCAGCTTTCGCCTCTTCTCGCACGTTGTCGTAGGCCATTTCGATTGCCTCGCTGCCGGACAGGCCGTAGCGCTTCTCTGCCGTGCGGTGCAGCTTCTCAGGGCTGTCGTAGGATGCGATGCGAGTCAGCGCGGCATATAGCTTGATTTCCAAATTGGTCGCCATCGCTTAGCCCTCCGCTGTATCAGCGCTTTGCGCGAGTTGAGCGGGCGCGGGTGGGAGTGGCATCCAGTGGCTGATCGCCTTCGCGTTGCCGTTGTCAAAATCTACGCACCAGCCCTGATGATTCTCCGGGTCGTGCTGATCGTCGCTTCGCTGCGCAAGGGTTCGATAGCCGCACCAGATCAATACTTCCTGATTCAGTTCCGGCAGCCGCTCATCGACGCTGATCCACTTGTCCTGCTCTTGCGCTGGAACCTGTTTAGCAAGAGCGGCAAGCAGTGACTGAATATCCGATGCCAAAAGCTCAAAGCCGCAATTGGGACCAACATCAAAGCCGTGGATGTGTTCGAAATCCAATGCTCGTGCTTTCTTGCGGCGAGCCATATACTGCTGTACTCGCTGTATCGCCGCAGCCAGGTCGGATGGCTGCTCGGTAGTGGCGCTAGATGCTAAAGCTGCGCGGCGGTTCCAATTCTCGATTGCTTTGAAGGCGGTGATTGCCGTTTGACCTTCGGCCTTGCAAACGTTGCAGATCACAACGCTCGAATAGACTTTGCCGCCGTCATATACATTTGCATCACTGCCGCAGAATGGGCAGGGTTCGAGTTTGTTGTCCATTATTCTTCCTTCTTAGATGGTTGGGTGGCGGCCATAGTTGCAAAGAGGTCGCCGATAGATTCGTCTTTGACAGGTATTGCTTCTCGTTAGAGCTTGAAGATACTGAGGATCCGCACGTATTGCGGGTCACATCCGACCATCTCCGCCACGTTCTTACGCACGCTATGGAGCACGGCACTCGCATCCGGCAAATAATTGCCCTCGGTTTCGATGGTCACACTCTGATTACCCCAATGGGTCGCGCCCTTGCCGTCGCTGGACCACACCTCATGATGCGTGATGTACTGATGCCTCATACATTTCCTTGCTGTGCAACCACAGTTGCAAATGGTTGGAGCTCGTCATAGCTCATGCACCATTTCGATTTCATTTCGGCTCCTGTTGCTTGGTTTTCATTTCTTCCCCTTTACGTGTTCTACTTCACTCGTATGAAAACTATAAGTTAATCGGACAATAAACGCAACGTTCCTGGCGAAAATATTTTGCTTGTCATCATCGCGCAACATGACCTATGATTCCCATGTAGTTTTTATCACATGTGACAATCAAAAAAGGAAACTGTAATGTCCAACTCTTCCCCGAAACACACTCCTGAACAGATCGCATCCCGTGCTGACAATCAAGCATCATTTCTGGATAAACTGCTTGATGTTCTGCGACTAAAGAACGATGCGGCACTGTCCCGCAAGATGGGCGTTCAGCCTCCAGTTATCAGTAAATTGCGCTCTGGCCTGATCCCGTTCGGTGCGTCCTATATCATCATCGTTCACGAGCTTACCGGATGGTCTATCAAGCAGATCAAAACTGATTTGAAGATGGTGTAATCATGGCAAATCCGCATGCAGTATCAATCAATAAATTGCAAGCTATCGTAAACTTTGCACATCAATCCAAGGTTCCGATTACTGTTCCTGATGTTGCGGATTTGCTACACGTATGTCCTAGTTCGGCACGTTCCTACTTGTCTAAACTAGTTGACATTGGATTTCTTGAGCGCACAAAGCCAGCGCATCAAAGTGACAAGTTTCAGTTTACACCGACATCAAAAACAACAATTCCAAATGACATCGTGCGCATTCGTGATCCTAAAAAACAACGAATCATGTTCTCTGAGGACGGCTGCCGAGTCATGCAGTCTGTAGCTGTGCAGATCGGCATGGTACGCGATCCTCTGATTAAAGCGCTATTTGGCGACTGGAAAGCAGCGTAATAAGTTGACATGCTGAAACATATGTAATGTACATTACATACAACACAAAAGGCCGTTTATGCGGTCTTTTGTCGTTTTTGCGCTACAAAACGAACATATTTTGTATATCCCAATCGTGCGCAACATAAGTGATGTGATTATGAAAACTCCTTTAAACAACTTGATGGAGTTTGTAACATGGATACGACAATTGTTGACCTGTCTTTCTGCACTAAAGCCTTAACTACGGCTCTTGCTATGAGCAAGCAATCAATTCAAGTAGAGGTTGCTGTAGCATTTGTGACGTTCTATGAGCTAGGCGGCACTGAATTGTCTATGAAACGCGATCTCAGACAGATTTACCATGATGCAGGCAGGGTAGATTGCTTGACGGCTGATTCACGCTCATATCAGACCGTTACACGCAGGATTAATCGTTGTGCAGCTCTGTATCAGAAAATCGGCTCCAAGCGTCTTGCTCGCGTCCTGAAGGGCAAAGAGAAGCAGGAATTAATTGATGCCGTAATTGAGTTCCTCGCACCGCTTGAAATCGAATCAATGGATGACGTCGCAGCCCATGCAGGAATGACACGTAAGCGCGCAGAAGACGAAGCGACACACGAGCCTGACAAGCACGATAGACGAGCAACAGATGCACCTGGCACAACGCATGTGAAGACAAAACACATTGACGTTGCAGTACCACCAGACACGCCAGCTAACGAGCTGATTGCATTGGCTAACAAGCTCTTGGCGTTAGCGCAGAAAATTGTGTAGAATTGATCTCGAAATCCTTTGTTTCCTCGTTCTTGTTTTACCATTCTTCTTCTCTTCAGACCGCTTCCCCAGCGGTCTTTTTTTTATCACATGTGATAGCTTTTTCATAGCATTTCACCGGTAGTTGTCGTAATCTGTCTCCAGGCAAACCAAAGGAGACAGGACATGACTATGTTGGAATTTCGTCACATTATCCAAGCCCTTCACCAAGAGCGTTGCCTGCCAACCTGGCAGCGTGATTTCATTCGTCAAGCCTACGCAACGAGTCTAGGAGGCGAGAAGCCTTTTCACCTGACCGCTAAGCAGCAAGAGAACGTCATTGTCATCTATAAACAACACTACCAATAGGAGATTGAGATGCAACGCTATTCGACCGTTTCTAGCTTCAACTGGCCTGTTGCTGTGCTGATTGCTCTTGTAGGACTGTTTTGGACCGTTGTGTATTGGCTTTGGTTATAAGTGTTGACAGATCATAATATCTTCTGAGAAAATTCGTACTAATGGTGTGGTAGCCAGAGCACAAGGGAGAAACAGTAGCCAAGGCCGTTTAAGTCTTGGGCGCTGTTGAGATTGAGGGAGCTAAGCTGTTTCTCCGCCCTCACTCTCTCTACCTCCAGCGCTCAAGATTTAAGCGGCTTTTTTGCGTTCTGGCTACTCATCATTCGTACTCCGCACGACAGTAAGGGCCGCCCGGCCGCACGGAAGAGTAGGGCAGACATAAGTCCTCGCGTAATCTGACTAGGGGGCGATCAAGCGAGCACATTGCTTGAGGAAACCGCGTAAAAAGTGAAGGCCGAAAGGCTGGGCGTGTTGGCTCTACGAAGTGAGCAGCGGTTGTTACGGTCTTATGTCTTGAGTGCTCTATGGAATGATGTGTTTGGGGGGGATTCACTTTTAACCCCTAGTCTTGATACTCCTATGGAGAAAAGATGATTAAACGTTATGCAGAACAAATCAAAGCCGCAAGACAGCATGCACTAGCTGTTCTCAAGGATCGAGGTAAAGTGGTTCCAGAATCATCCGGCGAAAGGGTCAGTAATAAAACAATGGTTGTGATGCTTGGAATCACTTTCCCGAATGGAAAGGCGATTAAAAAATGTCATGACAAAGCGCTTCTTCATTGGCATAAAACTGGATTTGGAACTTATGCTCCAGCTCTGAAAAATCCAAGCAAGAAACAACTAGCAGCAAGTGACAAAGCATTGATGGCAAGCGCAATCGCGGAGACTATGAAGAATCGGAAAACCTATCGAGGAAAAGAAAAGGAGTGGAAATGAGCGTATTCCCAGATTGGTTACCTAAGGACGCATGGGAAGGCTTCATTGAGATGCGCAAAGCTATAAAAAAGCCTCTCAAGACTGATCGTGCTATCACGCTTAACATCAATACTCTGGATCGTCTACGCAAAGAGGGGAACGATCCTGAAGAAGTTTTAAATCAATCTGTGGCAAATTCATGGCTAGGGTTATTCCCTGTCCGCGTAGAGCGCCGAGGGCAGCCTAAAGGCGTGCAACTAAGTCCGCTGGGCAAAACGGGCCAAGCGACCGCAAATAACCTGCAAGACTGGCTGGAGGAAGCATGAGCGACAAGACACTAGCGCAGCACTTTAAGGCTTGGGAGGCTGACGTTTTTGGTTTTGGTTATGGGACAGGGGAAATGCATACATTATGCGAGTTGCAGAAATTTTTTGCTGTGTGCGAGACAAATGAGCATGAGGGCTATACCTACGACTATCGCAAAATGGAAGATGCAATGACGCCTGCTAATTTTTGGCTGATGCTAAACATCTTATGCCATGCAGACATCATTGAATATGGAACTTCGCCTCGGTTTGGTTGGTTGACTGATGAAGGCATTGCATTGCTTAAGTTTGTTATGACTCATAACATCAATGAGCTATATGAAATAGTCATGGGCGATTCTGATTTAGGTGACTATTGCATAGAGGGGGACAACCCATTCAGAGGTAAACATGCTAGATAACATCGAAGAGAAGCGCCGCTTCGCCCAGATCATGACCATGCTGGCCGACTATTACGATAAGGAAGTGTCGAAAGCCAAGGCAACGATGTATTGGGAGGGACTAAAGCAATACGACCTGGAAGCGGTGGAAAAGGCGTTCAAGATGCACGCAGCATCGCCGGACGAGAATAGCCGCTGGTTCCCGAAGATTGCCGACCTGCTGAAGTACATCGAGGGTAACACTGAAGACAAGGCGCAACTCGCATGGTCGAAGGTAGACAAAGCAATCCGGCAAGTAGGTACTTACACCGATGTTGTTTTTGACGATCCAATCATTCATGCAGTGATTATGGACATGGGTGGTTGGCATCTGTTAGGCGAAAAGGATGACGAGGCGTGGCCCTTCGTCGCCAAGGAGTTCGTTACTCGCTACAGAGGCTACAAGCAGAAGACACAGCAGCCGGACTATCCTGCTCGTTTGATTGGGTTGGCTAACACACACAATGCGTCAAATGGACTTCCATTAGCGCCGCCAAGGCTAGTTGGAGACATTCAAAAATGCAAATTGGTGCTGGCACTGGAAAACAAGAAGGACGAACTAAAGCAGCTTAACTAGGAGAAAGAAATGGATGACGAATTTGTTGTGATTATGTTTTTAATAGTGCTAATGGGAATTGGCGCAGCAGTTGGAGCCTTTGCATCTAATGTATCTACAAGCAATTCAACATTTAAAGACTGTCAGCGATATGGGAAAACTGTATTGCGAGATAAGATTATTGAATGCAAGATTATTAGCGAGGATGTTAAATGACTAAGGAATACACAGAAGCATTTGCACGCCAGGAAGTCATGCGGTTGCTGACAAAGGAATCTGCTGGCTACTCTGACATGATGATGAGCCGGAAGCTTGGTATTGGACTGCCAGCTCTGCGCCTGGTGCTAGAGAACATGGAGCGCGACAAGATCATCCGCAAAGAGCCGCTGGGCAAGTGCAAGCGCTATTACATTCCGTCGCCATCCCAACTTGCTGCAGAACAGGCCGAGAAACCGATTATGCGGCCCTTGGCGCCGCGCCCACAGCACAAGGCTATCATTGAGCGCATCATGGATGAACGCATGGCTATTGCTTCCGTTGGGTAATATATGTCAAAGAGCTACGCTAAGATTTCTAGCAGGATCAGAAAGAGCCGAAGAGAAACTATCTACAAGATGCTGCTTAAAAAGCATGGGCAGGTCTTATGTTTCGTATGCGGCCTGCCTGTGGATGAATCAAAAGCTACACTTGAACATATCAAACCACGATCTTTGGGCGGTACATTAGCTATGGATAATTTGGCTATTTCGCATGCCAAGTGCAATCGCAAACGCGGTGCGAGCGAAGATATTGGAAACCGGAAGCTAACATTGGTAAATAAAAAATAAGGTGATATATGAATGTGAAACCGGGTGATTTGGCGATTCAAATTAATTCGACAAGAGGGCTGGAGGGGCGAATTTGCAAAGTTATTAGGTATATTGGATTTTGCATGTACGATAATCTTTCATGTGACTACGATGCATGGGAATGCGAAATTCAAAGTCCTCAATTTAATATATTTGGTGTTAGATTTGATGCTGTGCCAATATCAGATTCTTGGCTCCGTCCTATCTCTGGACTTCCAGATACTGATAACGTGGAAGATAAAAAGCCTATCAAGGAGGTAGCATGAGCGAATGCAAAGGATTACTTGGGAAAATATTCGGGCACAAATACTATGCAAATTATTCATTTGGTTCGCCAATGCTAATTGATGTAAAAAGGGTAACCGAGGAAGGATTCATTAGGATGATAGAAGCTACCAAGCCTGCCACTTATGAAGGCTCTATTTGCGAGCGATGCGGCCATAAAATCACAAAGGATAAAGAATGAGCGACAACAAACAACAATCAGCATTCCCTCATCCTAAATTCGGTGGAGCATGGGGAAGTGATCCGGAGCCAGGGATGACACTGCGCGATGCATTCGCAATTGCTGCACTTCCGAGTTTACTTAACTCACTTTACAGTGGTGACAACTTTTGGTTTCCTAATATCGCGGAAGAGGCGTATAAGATGGCTGATTTTATGATGGTACAAAGGGAGAAGAAATGAGCGTTTGGTGCAATCGTACGTTGGTAATTTCCCCTCTATATTTTGGCTTATGCACGTCTGAAAAGATGCTTCATAAGGAATTGAAGAAATTAGGAATTCCAGTCACTACTTGGCCTCTATTTATCAGTAATGTATGGAATGGTGCAACTACACATTTTTTTGAAAGTGATAAAGGAAAACCATGTGCTCTGGTATGTATAAGAGATGTAGAAGGTGTTACAGGTATTGAGATGGCCGCTGTCTTAGTCCATGAGGCTGTTCACATTTGGCAAGCCATCAAAGAGAATTATGGAGAAAAAAACCCATCGGATGAATTTGAGGCTTATAGTATTCAGCATATTTCTGGCCAATTAATGGATGCATATGTTGAGCAAAAGGAGAAGAAATGACTGACACTCAAAGCGACATTGTGACTATTCTATCCATAGTAGGCATTGCATTGCTATTTTCTGCTCTAGCAGAATATCTGGCAGAGAAATACTTTGGTAAGGATAAGAATGATAAGGAGGATGAGGAATGAATAAGCCGCATAAGCATGCAGAATTGATTCACAAATGGGCCGATGGATTTGAAATTGAATTTAAAGATGAGGCTGATGGAAAGTGGAAGAGGCCGCCTGGCGTACCTCAATGGAACGAAGCTACTGAATACCGCATCAAGCCAGAGCCTCAATATCCAAAGACAAATATATCAGACCAGCAAATTATGGCGATTTGGAATTCGTTTCCAGCACTAGCAAACATGGCTGGAGTAATTCTGGTAATGATGAACAAAGCAATTGCTCGTGCCATCGAAGACGGTCAAGTAATCATCGCTCCTGGTCAGATTGAAGGCTAGGGACAAAGGAGAAGAATAATGGAATTGTTTTATATCCTATTAGGCACATTGGCTCTTATTATTATTGCTCTAAGTTTTGGCAATGGTGACGATGAGGAAGAGGACAAATGAAAACGGAAGAAATTACTACATTTCAGCCGCAGATTCTAAATTATCTGCGCGGAAGGATTGGAGATATTGTCTCTGTTAAATCCGTAGCGAAATATTTGAAGGTTGGCGAAGCATCGGTCATGCATATCATGCTTAATATGGAATTGGATGGCCTCATTCGAAAAGGGCGAACTTCAAAAGGAACGTTAGGTTTCTTTTTGCCTAGCCGAGAGCAATTGGCGTCAGAAGAAGCTGCAGCAGGTAAAAGCCGTTTGTTCAAGAAACTGCGCTCTGATCCTCAAAAGCTTGAACGCCTGGAAGAGATTAAGCGCCAGCGAGAACTGTATAAGAGCATCGGATGATTAAGTATATTCCATTGGCTATTTTACTTTGCGCTTGCTCTAGCCAAAACGATACAGAGCAAGCCATGAAAGCATTAATTGTTCAATGCGACAAACCAGTCAAGATTACTGCCAAATTCTCAAACTATGGCAATGAGATTGTTATGGTTTGCGATGAGGTTAAGAAGATTAAATGAAAAAGCGTAACAAGAAATATTCCGGGCCGAAGCAGACGTACAACCCAATCGGCTTGGCATGTAATGCAGCTAAACTAATCTCGCGTGAAAATCAGAAATGGCTTATTGGTCCAGCAATTGAAGCCTTCCAGAAATTCATGAAAGGAGAGGCTGGACGGGATGAATGGGAGCGTATTGTAGAGATACTAAATGCAGGAGAAGCACTTTGCGAATTGAATATCGGTAATAACCTGATTGAATATTTTAACAATGCTCATGAAGCAATGCATCAAATTGGACTTCGAATGATTGCCGACAAAGGCTCGGTTTGTCATATGAGTGAATTGGAGGCCATACGCGAAGGGATCAATTGCTATGGAGTGCAAATAAAGCTTTGCTCGCAATCGGAATATAACCGCGCCGTAGATATGGTCAACAATCTTCGGAGAAGCGTTAAAACGATCAAGGTTAAGCAGTC